GATGGGATAGTTGGACCAAAAACATGGTCAGCAATGGGTCTGGATGAACTATCCACTACAGACACCTCAGAAAAATTTATCACAATTGGTAATTTAGAAATAGAACAATACTTTTTACCTAAAGGAGAATATAAAGAAGGACCAACCAATAAAGAGTACTTATTCTTACACCACACAGCAGGTTGGCACAATCCTTACCGCACAATTGATCATTGGGCTCGTGATAGCAGAGGAGCAGTAGCAACAGAATTTGTGTTAGGCGGACAATCTGTAAAAGGAGATGATGACACATATGATGGTAAATTATTACAATGTATTCCTGCGGGTGGGTATGGCTGGCACTTAGGTAAAAATGGTTCACAACACATGCACACCCATTCAGTAGGTATTGAAGTTAATAACTTTGGTTATGTTGTTGATGGTAAAACATATGCAGGAACTAAAGTACATGAATCACAAATTGTAACCTTACCTGAATCATTTAGAGGTCATAAGACTTGGCACAGATATTCAGATAAACAAATTGAGGTTCTTAAAAATTGGATTCTTTATATTGCGGATCGCGATAGCATTGATATTAGAAAAGGTTTAGTAGAACAAGTTAAAAAACACGGTGCTAAAGGTTTTGAGTTTAATGAAGATGCCTATTATGGTAAAATTAAAGGAATGTGGACTCATACCAATACTCGTAAAGATAAAGTAGATATGTTTCCTCAGCCAGAACTATTAGATATGTTATTGAGTTTATGATAAAACTAAGTGGAAAAAGTATATTTGCATTAGGCCTTGCCGTTCTTATAATGTTATCATTCTTTGTAGTGAAAACATTAGTAATGATAGATTGGCTCCCATGTGATAAAACTGTACAATGGTTTGAATACCTATCAGTTATATGCTTTATGCCTCCTTTCTTTTATGTTTTATACAACATTTACAAAACACAATATCTAGAAACCTTAAAAAAACGAACATTAGAATCTATTTTAGATGAATCCTGTTTAGTATCACGCACTGATAAAAAAGGACGTATAACAGATGTAAATGCAAAATTCTGTGAAGTATCTGGATATAAAAAACAAGAACTGTTAGGAAAAGACCACAATGTGCTCAATTCGGGAACTCATCCTAGAGAAATGTGGCAAGAAATGTATCAAACTACTTTACAATATAAATCTATATGGCATGATATAGTTACTAACAAAAACAAAAATGGAAATCTATATATTGTAGACTCATACATTATGGCTACTTTTGATCAGAACAATAAACACACAGGATTTATTTCAGTAAGACAAGACATAACTGAATTAATGAATTCACTGAAAGAAGTAGATAGAAAAAATGCATACCTAGAACATGCAGCAAAAATACTTAGACATGATATGCACTCAGGAATCAACACATACATTCCAAGAGGTATCAAATCATTAGAAAGACGTTTAAGCAAGTTACTTGTGTCTTTAGATATACCAGAAGATAAAGGAGAAAAACATTTAGGTCAATCTTTACAATTATTAAAAGAAGGATTAACACATGCTCAACGAGTGTATAATGGTGTAAAAGAATTTACCAATTTGGTAAAAAAAGATGCGGTTATGGAAAAAGCATCGCATAATTTACAATGCATACTTGAAACCTATTTTAAAGGAACTGCATACAACAGTCAAGTTCATGTTGAGGACTTAGGAAAAGAAGAAGTTAATGAATCTCTATTCTGCACAGCAATAGATAATTTGGTTAGAAACGGATTACGTTATAACGATAATGATACAAAATTAGTAAAAATATACAGAGAGGCAAACGTTATTATCATAGAGGATAATGGACGAGGAATGACTCAAGAACAATTTGAAGAATATTGTAAACCCTATACCAGAGGTGAAAATAATAAAGAATCTGGAAGTGGTTTAGGATTAAATATCTGTGTAGCAATCATGCGAGAACATGGATTTGAGGTTACAAGTGAAAAAGTAGAAACCGGAACCAAATTAAAAGTAAAATTGCTATGATTGAATCTATTATGTTAGTAGATGATGAAGATTTATTTCATCTTGTATTTGAAGATGCCTGCAGCCTGTTGGATATCACGTTATCTTTAGAAGCGGTGAATAGTGCCGATGAGGCTGCTAAAATGTTTAAACGCTGGTTTGAAGACGGACCATTAGAAGAAAGACCTGAATGCGTGTTTGTGGATCTGAATATAATAGGATCTTCATTTGATGGTATTGAGCTTGTAAGGCGTATCAACTTTGAGTATGGTGATAATGTTGTTATAGGAATTATTTCCTCCAGCAATGAAACATCAGAACAGAGCAAAGCTATACAAGCAGGTGCTCAATTTTGGATTGTAAAATCAGATGATATTGAACCTCGTTTAGAAGACTTTGTAAAAGATTATGAAGGTTATAAAACTAAGACTGCACCATTTAAAATATATAAATGACAAAAATAAAGTTATCACAAGAAGTTATTGAAGGGTTACTTGAATTAAAGAAAACAAGAAGAGTAACATTAGAGGGTAATATACTAAAAGTTATTGACCCAGGTGATAATACTGAATTTGCAGAATATATAAAAACATCGATACAAGATGATAAAGACAAACAACGTCGCCGGTTAGATATTACAAAACAAATTCAAACACAAAACCGAGAATTACTAGAGGCACAAGCCGAAAAAGATGCACTAGTTAAACAAATACAGGAAGCATTACAACAAGCAGAAGAATCCAAAGAAAATGCTTTAAAGGATTTGGATGTGATGCAAAAAAAGAAACAATTTGAACTTATTGGAATCATAGTAAAGATTGCTTTATTTATTATACTTGGTGTTGGTTTATGCACTACTTTACTTTACATTTATTCACTTTCAATTGATCGAGACACTGAATTAATAGGAAATACCTGGAGCAACATGTTTGGTATACTGCTTACAAATGCATTTAGCATCATAGGAACTATAATGGGTGTAAAGTATGCATCAAAAGATTCAGAATAGTTTGTTATTTTAATAGTTTTTTCTTATATTAATATAATGAACTACAGATTAATAATTATATCCGCACTTTTATTTATTATAGGCCAAGCATTAGTTTGGATGCAAGTGAATGGACCTATCATATGGCCTATAGCAAAAACATATCGATGGGTTCTCATGTTGTTAGGAGTACCAATCACATGGCTATTCATGGAAGCAACACAAACAGCAGTCAATGGATTTGATGGAGAATTTTGGCCTGCTCGATTCGTTTCATTTGTTTCTGGCATCATAATATTCACAGCATTCACTTACATGTTCCGGGGAGAATCAGTAACTGCGAAAACTGCAACATGTTTAGTTTTGGCATTTGCCATTATATTTATACAGCTCTTTTGGAAGTAAACATATTTATATATAAAATATATCTTATAAGAAGTATAGTATATGAAAGGTAAAGAAGTAAGTCAATCTTTTTTTGATTCTGTCATGAGAAAGTTAGGCGTAACGCCAACTGCAGAAAAACGAAGATTTTTTAGAGCATGGCAACAAGCAGAATCAACTAATGCAAACTATAATCCATTAGCTACAACCAAAAAAACAACGAATTCTAAACCATTACCTGGAAACTCGGCTGGAGTACAACAATATTCATCTGAATCTGAGGGTGTTGATGCAACAGTCGCAACATTGCAATTAGATCAATATTACAAAGAATTAACAGATAAATTAAAACAAGATGACATTACAGCAGAAGAGTTAGCTAATAGCACCACTGCATTAAACACCTGGTCTGGAGGACATGGAACATATATAGCAAAAAGGTTAGGAATGAAAACATCTGGAAATGGGAAAATTCAAAACACAATCGATACAGAATCTACCACTGTTACTAATTTTACAGAAGTAATAAAATACATATCTTACAATTTTAGCCCCGCAGTTCGATACGATGTCAATCGAATTGGGTTTGAGTATGATAATAAACGAATTACTATTAATAGAAATGGTTCTGCTACTATATGGGATAAACAAACCAGAACTAAATCTAAAGAAGCATGGATATTAACAAAATCTGCAACAGGACAATATACGCTTACGATAGGTAATCAAGTATACCAACCAACCTCAGCAACATCGACACAAACTGCCGACGATTCGGAAGAATGGGAAGTAATTGACTATGTTCAATTAGCAATGGATTTCCTAGGATTTATCCCGGTTATCGGAGATATTATTGATATTATTAATGCATTAATCTATTTTTATCGAGAAAAATACGTTGACGGATTCTTATCATTGATAGCAGTTATACCAGTAGCTGGATCATTTATTAAGTTAGGACTTAAGGGAACAATTAAAGCAACAGGAGCAGCACGAGCAGCTTCATCAATTCGAAAAGCGTTAGCCGGTAATACTGCAGATTTAACCAAATTGTTACAAACTGCGGAGAGTACCGGAAAGTTGGATAAGCTTCAATTGAAACAAATCGCTGACTTTGGAGATTCTGCAGCCCAAATGCTTAATTCGTCAAAGAAAACATTGAAACAGTATGAATCTGCTTTACAAGTAGCAGGCGTCCCAACAGATGCAGTATTAAAACAATTTGACACATATATTGCACAAGTTAAAAATATCACATCCGCGGCTGATGCAGCACGTAAAACAAGTAAAACATCTAAGCTTGCAAAAAGAGTAATTAAAGCACCAATTAAATTAATTGATGGTGCACTTACTATAAGTACAGTCGGAAGCTGGCTACTTGTCAAACGTTTATTTAAAATTTTGAATATGAACATTGGTCGAATTCCACAATTGTTAGATGGACTTAAAAGTGTATATAAAAGTAAATTAATGGCCAGCCCGACACTAGCTGCTCAAATGGCAAAAACAAACAATGTTATTCCTCCAACATTACTAAAACAATTGTCGGGAGCTCCTACGAGTATTGAAATACGCACGGCGTTGGATTCATTAAAACAAACTAATCCTAGTCAATATCGAAAAGCAATTGATGAAATTGCAAGACAGTCTGCCACGTCAAATAATCCATACTATCGAATATTCATTGCTAATCAGTTGCAAGCAGCTGGGAACGTGATACGACCAGGAGCTACGGTTTCTGGTACTGCAGACGGTAGCATTGTTAATCTACTGAAGCAAATGAAATTCGGAGTAAAAACATTAGATGTAGTTTCAAATGAAGTTCAAGACGTAGCAGAAAAACTAGGATTTGATCCACAAGATGATCCAAATGCAGTTTTTGTTCCAGCCTTAATATCTGCAGTAAATTGGGCGCTTGGTGATAAAGATGCAGGTGCAGAAGAAAATGAGCAAGCAATGAATCCAACTAATGTATTAAACGGGGATGAATTAGAACGAGCTAAATCTGCATATGAAACTGCGGAAGGTAATAATCCTACTGAAAAAATAGCTTCCATGGCAGATCAAGGATGGAATGATTTAAAACTTTGGGCATTTCAAAAAATAATGGGATTCTGATGATTAACGAGTACGAAACACAAGATACACTGAATCCAGCATTATGGTCAGACGGAAAGTTTGACAGCAAGCTTCGTACGGCTTTGTTGAAAATTGCAAAGCACTTTATTGAGTTCTTGGACGTACCGGCTAAAATCAAAGATGTCACATTAACAGGAAGCAATGTTAATTATAATTGGACTCCACAATCAGACATAGATTTGCATGTAATACTAGATTATTCGGAAGTTGACGAAAATGCAGACTTGGTTCGCAATTTAATGATGGCCAAGAAAAACATATGGAACAACAATTATCCGTTGAAGTATCGTGATATGGATATTGAATTGTATGCTCAAGATGACACCGAGCCACACACAAGTACCGGGGTGTATTCACTGTTGAACAATCAATGGATAAATGAACCCAGTCCAGAAAAGATCCAGGTTAAAGACGCCGATATAATAGCTAAGTCGGAGCCATTTGCTTACATGATAGACAACATTAAAGCAGATGATCCAAACGTGAAAGAACGAGTTGAAGCATTGAAAGCTAAACTAAAAAAGTTTCGGCAATGTGGATTGGAATCTGGCGGAGAATATTCATTGGAAAATTTAGCATTCAAACAACTCAGAAGAAGCGGTCATTTAGAAAGATTAAACAACATATATAAACAAGCAGTTATGTCAGACTTACAACAAGGATTAACAGAAGGATGTGGTTGTGGAGACAACACAGATGTAAGCTCAATGCTTAAACGACACATTCATTCCGATCAACGCATGACAGCAACGGATTGGAAGTTTTTGTTGAAACATATGGATACCGTTGTTGATCCAAGAGGCCAATGGGATCATCCCGGCAGATGCACACTGATACCAAGCAATCAGATAACAATGCAGAACGTGATGTATCCGGTATACGGAATAGATGATACGGGTCATGCAGAAATGATGCAACCCGGACAAAACTACACATATCCAGGACGAATGGTGTTTGAAATACCAATGACATCACAAACATATAAAAATCTAGTTAAAGAAATAGAAACATGGAATCAAGAGGATTAGGTGACGACATAAAAAAGATTACACGAGCTACTGGGTTAGATCAGCTTACCAAGCGCATAGCCCAACTGCTTGATGAAGATTGTGGTTGTGATAAAAGACAGGAACAATTAAACAGATATCCTTCGGTGCTGAACAAATTGAAAGGTAAAAAATAATGGCAATCATTAGCAAATCTGGTATAGGCACAGGCAATACCATACAAGCAGAACATATAACCAGAATAATCGATGCATTGAATGGCACCGGTAGTGCAGATATCATTGCAACAGGTTCATTCACAGGTTCATTCAATGGATCTGCCGACATATGGACTGTGCAGGATTTGACAGTGTTTGGAACAGCATCAATCAATTATTTTGAAACCATATATGAAACTTCATCTATAATATATCAGTCTGGTTCAACCAAGTTTGGTAACAGTGCAGATGACACACATCAGTTTACCGGAAGCGTGTTTATTGATGGAGACACACAGATATTAGGCAACACCACAGCAACCGGATCTTTCAGTGGTTCATTTGTAGGTGATGGTAGTGGATTGGATGGAGTTGTTGCAACTACACTATTTGCATTATCTGAAGGATCTGGTATATCTGCATTCACGTTTGATGGATCATCTACTCAAACTATAAACATATCAGGTAGTGTCGGGTTAACGACGGACACTGTTACTAAATGGACCGGTGCTGCATTTGCTGATACTAGCATAACAGATGATGGTGCTGTTGTAACTATAACTAATGACGTTGTAGCAAACAACATTAGCGCATCATTTACCGGGTCTGGAGCTGGCTTATATGATATACCTGCATCTGGTATAGTAGGATTAAATCTTTCACAGATAGCATCAGGCTCCGTTACGGCATCTATATCTCCGGTTAATGGAATGCAAATTAATACAGATACTACTGTTACCGGAAGTTTAATTGTAACCGAAGGAATTACCGGATCATTTACCGGGTCATTCACCGGCGATGGAGCTGGACTATATAATATACCAGCATCTGGTATTACCGGCCTCAACCTTTCGCAGATAGCATCTGGATCAGCAACAGCCAGCATAGCACCTAACACAGGATTCCGTGTTAATACCGATTCTGCATTCACAGGTTCCATGACCATAAGTGGTTCTGCATCGCCTGCATTAAGTGTGATAGGCAGCGGAAGTGCAGTATTCACAGTAAACGGATCGGTTGGAGAAATATTCTCTGTATCCGATAGTTTGTCAGGCAGTTTGTTTGCCGTTAACGATGCATCTGGATTTCCTATATTTGAAGTATTTTCAGATGAAACTATAAACTATGGTTCAAACTTAGCACCAGCCCTAACCACTACCGTTAAGAACACAGTTTCTTCTGCTGGTGTATTCACAGTATACTCACTACCAACGGCATCATATGATGGAGCATGGTTCGAATATGTAGCAAAATCAGGAAGTGATGCCAGAGCAGGACAAATAATGTCATTGTGGTCAGGCACCGCAGTTAACTTCACTGAAACAACTACTACGGATTTCGGAGATACAAGTGGCTTATCATTCACAGTAGCAGTATCAGGAAGCAACTTTGCTTTAACCGGAAGTGTTGCAACAGCAGGTTGGACTATTAAAACAATTGTAAGAAGCATATAACATGGCAATAAGTTTTAAAGGATCGATGGTTATTGGGCCAAGAAGAAGTACAGTTATTCAAACTGAATTCATTATGCTCGTTAAAACTGATAATGCTGGTACAAGTGCTAGTGATCAATTTACTATACCGACAGCATTCGGAGGGTATAATTATGATGTTGATTGGGGTGATGGTACTACTTCAACAGGAGTAACAGGAAATATTACACACACTTTTACGAGTGCTGGTAATTACGTAGTAAAAATTAGTGGTTCTTTTCCTCGTATTTACTTTAATAATGGCGGTGATAAACTTAAATTGTTAGAAATACAGAATTGGGGTAATATTGTTTGGGGTTCATTAGAAAGTAATTATTTTGGGTGTTCGAACATGGATATTACTGCGAACGATATACCTAATTTATCAAATGTTACTACAACGCTTCAAGCGTTTAGAAATTGTACTTCATTAGTTGGAAATTCTTTCATGAATAATTGGGACGTTTCAAATGTTATGAATATGAGTAGTATGTTCAATGGTGCTTCTTCATTTAATCAAGATATTGGTAGTTGGAACGTGTCAAGTGTTGCGAGTATGCAATCTATGTTCCAAAATGCAACATCTTTCAACCAAGATATTGGTAGTTGGAACGTGTCAATTGTTGCGAGTATGAATGGTATGTTCAGTGGTGCTTCATCATTCAACCAAGATATAAGTAGCTGGAATACAAGTAACGTTACTAACATGAGTAATATGTTTGCAAATGCCTCATCATTCAACCAAGATATAAGTAGCTGGAATACAAGTAACGTTATTACTACCAGTTTAATGTTTCAAAATGCTGATTCATTTAATCAAGACATTAGCAGTTGGGATGTTTCAAATGTCTCCAATATGCAACAAATGTTTTTTCTAAATAGTTTATTTGATAAAAATTTAGGAAGTTGGGATATATCAAATGCTTCAAATATGACCTTTATATTTGCTTCTTCTGTAATGTCAACAGCTAATTATACAGATACCATAGTTGGTTGGGCTAATTATGTATTTACAAGCGGAGTTCCTATCAATGTAAATATGAGTAGTCAAACAGGTAGAACATTTGACACCTCAAGAAGCGGAGGGGCTAACTTTGCAGACGCTGGCGCAGCACGAACATACCTAACAACAGCAACACCAACAGGAGCGGGGTGGACAATATCAGGAGACACAGTAATATAATAAGAATATGTTAAAACAAATAGTAGATAGAGACACATGGTTTATAGCGCACAATGAGGACTTGAGCGTGATACACTACGGATTTTGTCCGACAGGTACTGCCTTGGATAGTGGGCAACCAATTATAGAAGAATTTGATAACGAGGCGGATTGGCTTATTCGATTAGCCGAGTTAGGAATAACACCTGCAGAAAACGAATTAACAAATATTAATCCGGAGTAACAAATGAGTGTACAGACAGGGCCAACATTAGTTAGAGACGGATTAGTATTTTTTCTGGATGCTGCAAATCACAGATCATATGTCAGTGGTAGCACTCAGTGGATTGATTTAATTGGCGATAACAATGCAGCACTCACTACCGGCACAGGATATGATCCAGGCAATGCAGGAAGCATAACATTCGATGGCATAGATGATTATGTACAGTTATCAGAAAAACTGTTTGCAGGAGCAGAAGATTTTAGTATAGCTATAACATTCAAGAATACTAATAAAAACTACACGTTTTATGGTGGGCCATTATATGCAGAATGGACTACTGGTGCCGGAACTGATAACAATGCAATAATTTCTTTATCACAAGGAAACTCAGCAGCATCATCAACTCCATACAATATACGGTTCACCTGCCAGATAAATAATACATTCTATACTATTAGCAGTAATCGTGTAGCACAATTAAACAAGATTACTCATATAACCGTTACCAGAAGCGGCACTGATGTTAAACTGTATTTTAATGGGCAGTTGGATGCATCGGGCAGTATTGCCGCAGATCCAATTGATGATAGAACAAATAATCCGTTAATTGGCAATGCTGGGTATGGTGCAGATTATAAAGGAAGCATCTACAACATATACAAATACAATCGAAGTTTAACTGCAGCAGAAGTTGCTACAAATTATAATTCGTTACGAGAAAAGATCAATATACCGCCACCGCGACCTAGACCTGAATTCATCATGTTGGTAAAGACTGATAATGCTGGTATCAGTGATCAATTTACTATACCGACAACCGGAACTGGTTACAATTATACAGTAGATTGGGGAGATGGGAACACAGACACAGGAGTAACTGGTGGCATAACACACACTTACGCAATTGCGGGAACTTATACGGTTAAAATTAGCGGAGCGTTCCCGCGGATTTACTTTATTGGTGGTAGTGGTGATAGACTTAAGCTGTTAGAGGTTCAAAATTGGGGTAATATTGCGTGGAGTAATATGTCATATGCTTTTTACAATTGTTCTAACATGGATGTAACAGCTCAGGATACACCGGATTTATCTGGAGTTACAACTATCACTAACATGTTCTACGGATGTTCTTCATTAGTAGGTAATTCAAGTTTTAATAATTGGAATACAAAATCTGTCACATCCACGAGTTCAACGTTTCAGAATTGCACGTTATTCAACCAGCCACTAAACAATTGGAATACAAGCAATGTTACGAATATGTCATATACGTTCGCTGGCGCTCCGAATTTCACCGGCGACATAAGCACATGGGATGTTTCAAATGTTACGAATATAAGTTATATGTTCAGGGATGCTTCAAATTTCAACTCAAATATTAGCAGTTGGGACGTATCGAGTGTGGGGGGTACGAACATGCAAGCTATGTTCAATGGAGCCGCATCTTTTAATCAACCAATTGGCTCATGGAATGTATCCGGCGTTACCAGCATGAATTCAGTATTTCGTGGTGCGTCTAGGTTCAATCAAGATATCGGCGCATGGGACATATCAAATGCTACGGATCTGATCAGAATGTTTTTTCAAGCAACTGCTTTTAACAACGGCGGGTCGAATAGTATCAACAATTGGAATACATCAGCTGTTACGAATTTAACTGCAACTTTCCGTGAAGCGAGTAATTTCAATCAAGACATAAGCAGTTGGGACGTTTCAAATGTTACGAACATGTTCGAATGTTTTGGTCATGTTAACGTAACGCCGAACTCATTCAATCAAAATCTGTCAGCGTGGCAACTACGAACAGCTGGTGTTAATTTGAGAACTATATTTTACAGATCCAGTATGTCGACAGCTAATTATACTGATACTATTGTCGCTTGGGCCAATCAGGTATTCACAAATGGAGGACCACTCAGTGTAGATATGTCATTGCAAGGTAGTCGTGTGTATGATACTTCCAGAAGCGGTGGAGCTAATTTCGCAACGGCAGGCGATGCCCGTACTTATTTAACAACTACTGCAGGATGGACGATTTCTGGAGACTCAGTAATATAACAACAACATATTTATAATAAATAATAAACATAATCTTGGATAGGGAAAAGATATGGCAAATGAATTCATAATACGTAATGGTTTCCAATCACGTGGAGACTCGCAAGTAACCGGGTCATTAGATGTTAATGGTACAACAAGACATAGAGATGATGTTTTAATAGATAATACTAGACAGATATATTGGGATGATAATACAGGAGTCTATCCAACATCAACCAATAACAGAATAAGATGGAGATTAAATACTGATGCTGCAGAAATATATGCTTGGCAATCCTCATCAAATGACATTGATTTCGTATTTAAAGTAACTGATGATGCTTACACATCTGCAGATAATTATGTTTTCTGGATAGACAATACCAATGCCGTAGGAGGCGAAGCAAATGATAGATATCCATTAGAAATGAATGGAAGACAATTTATTGTTAATGCTCAACGACGATATGCAGTAACAGGTTCTAATGTTAGTTCAAGTAACGTAGATTTTTATGTTTTAAATTCTGGATCATCAGGTATTACTGATTCTTTAATTCATGGAGATGTTAGTACAAATAGAGTAGGTATAAATAAGTCTAACCCTGAATATACTTTAGATGTTAATGGTACTACAAATATTAACGGAAATACTACAATAACCGGATCACTTACAGCAACTGGCCTAACCCAAGGTGCAGGTACAAATACAGTTGCAATGTATGACACTGGATCAGGCCAATTTTTCTATACAGCATCTAGTGCTATTGGGGGAGGTACTGACACTAACTTTGCTAATACAGATTTAACATTTACTGCAGATAGAAATCATGATAGTAATGGCTTTGATTTCATTGTAACAGCAGATAGTGGTGCTTTTAATAGTGCTTATGTTGGTTATTCATTAACTCCTTCATTAGGCATGGGACTCCCTGCTACTACTAGTTCTTTTATAGGTATTGGTAACAGCTATTTACAAATCGATTCTTCATCTACAGGGAATACATTTAGTGAAATACGCATTGCAGGAACCTCTAGCATACTCGCAGGAGATTCAGAATTAACTATTAATTCTCAAAATAAAAATCACGATTTTGTAGTATATGGAGCTACCGATACTTCATTGTTAGTAACAGATGCTAGTACAGATCGTGTTGGTATTGGTAAAAACACACCTAACTCCAAACTAGATGTTAACGGAGACACTATTATTTCGGGGTCTACTACGATAAAAAATCTAGGATCAACTGCATTAAATGTAATAGGAAGTGGTAGCAATAACATATTAGAAGTAAACGGATCAGTAGGAGAACTATTATCAGTAACTGATTCAAACACCGGAGCTTTATTCACAGTAAACAATTCGGCATCTGAAACCATGTTACAAGTTAATTCCGACAACACCATAACATATGGTATTCCTTCTAAACCTGCTCTTCAAACAACTACTACTGCAAACGTAGGAACGTCTCCAACCGTAATTTATAATATCCCAACCTCTTCATACACAGGAGCATTTGTTGAATATACCATAACAAGCGAGAGTAATGCGCGCACCGGCAAAATTGATGCTATTTGGAACTCAGGCACAATAAACTTTGCCGATGTAACTGGATCTGGAATCGGAACTACGTCTGGATTTACATTTGCTGTAATTTTATCCGGTAGTAATGCTGTTATAACAGGATCTGCGTCGACAACAGATTGGACGGTAAATGCTATTATAAGAAGTATATAAGTTATGAGTGTAAACACAAAACAATTGGTAATATCAGGTAGTACTACAGTTGGACCTGCATACGAATATTATGGTATGGGCCGGTTAGGTTGGACTGACATACCGGGAGCAGTTGATTTTTTAGATAGTTCTTCTAGAATATTTTATCCGTCAACACAAGAATCAACTACAGATTTACGTTTAACTGCAACAGATCCATTTTCGATTAATTTTTGGGTAAAAGCAGGATGGGATGCGAATCTGGATACAGAAGGAAGATATATATATATTATTAGCTGGGCCGGCAGTGATACAGGATCTAATAGTAATAATTTCTATAATAATCACATAGAAGTATATTATGATGAACGAGACAACCGACTATGGTTTTCAATGTCCAATATATCAGCATCTTTAAATGTAATTACTTCGAATTTTTATTTTTTTCATAACCCCACAACATCAGCTGTTACAGGACATGGAACTAATTATCCTACAGATAACTGGACTGCAACTAACCCAGGAAATACTAATGATAATGGTTTTAGTATGTTAACCATTACATATGATGGAAGTGAAAACTTAGTTACTGGATTTCGAATGTATTGGAATGGGAATGACGCCGGAGCTCCATTTGGCACGGAACAAAATCTAAATGGCGGTATAACTAATATGGACACATCTACTCCTAGATTATTCTCAGTTTTAGGAAGATCTACAGCCGCTGTAGGATCAGGTGATGAAGGAGCTGGTAGACAAGGTGGTAATACTGGGACTACAATTATAGATGAAGTGAGCATATGGAATGAAGAATTATCTGCCAGCGATATAACTAATTTATGGAATAATGGAGAAGGTGGCACGATATCTAGATATAACCAACCTCCTAATTTAATTACTTATTATTCTTTTGACAAGCCCTACATAAATACTACTGAAAGACTAATCAATCCTGTTTGGCCTAATAATGGTTTAGGATTATTACAATATAGCGGTAGTAGTGGACTTACATCAGGATCAAATAAAATATATTAATATGACATACTGGTATAAAATAAACATAACAGATTTTTGGTCATTAGACTCTTCAATTGTTTTAACTTTTAATTGTAAAAAAACTGACAGCGTAATGATTATACAAACAAATACAGAACTAGATTCGTATTTAGAACAATATTCATCACTAAACGAAGTAATAACTGTTTGTAATACACCTAATTCAGGTTATGCTACAATGGATCCAGATTTCCAACCCAATTATCATTCTGAGTGTGATGATGTTATAATAAGATATTATGAATAAAAATGTTCAATCAAACATACATATCAAAATCTGATATACATGGTTATGGAGTATTTGTTACGGAAGATGTTGCTGCAGGTGGCATCATAATACAACATCCATGTGTACCAATACAATCACGTAGACCAATACCACCAGAAATTGCTACTTATTTGTTTGGAGATGGAAAGGGCATTGCAGCAGTGTTTGGAAATGCTTCATACATCAATTCAAGCAAAACACCGAATGTCCGGCATGAACTAGATTTCAAATCAAATGTTATAACAGTGACAGCCGTACAAGATATTGCTGCACACACGGAAATAACATTGAATTACATGTAACAAATATTTATATTAAAAGATGAAAAAGGCCACTCACATATTAAATGAAGCCATGGTAATACCATTACAACAATATGTTACTAAGATGGTACAGCAAGGATTTCAATACAATTATGACACTGCATTCAAAGCAGAATTAAAAAGAGCTATTGAAGCTGCGATAATGCCAATACTTAAAAAATATGGGTATATTGTTCAAACAGAAACTGGATACGATTGGTCAGGAATCAAAGATGTGGATTTGGATGAGTCTGCAGAACGTGCACTACGAGAATCAATTCACAAATATATGAAATCTAACAAATGGAAAAACTAAAGCACTTACTCATAGAACAACAAACCAAATGTCCTATTGCTACACAAGACATCGATGTTAATTTAAAAAATCGCAAAAAGGCAATTGACGAATACATGTATGGACCATTAGATCCAAATCAACCAAATGAAGAATACTGGGAAGGTATTGCTGCAGAATGGAATATGGATGACGCAGCCCAAGCAAAGAGTGCAGTCTGCGGTAATTGTGCAGCATTTGATATCACAAAAAAGATGCAAGACTGTATTGCTAAAGGTATCGGATCAGAACCAGGGAGTGATGCATATGATACTATCGATGCGGGAACATTAGGATATTGTAAATTTTTAAAATTCAAATGTGCCGCTAAAAGGACTTGCTCTGCTTGGGTGGAAGGCGGACCAATAAAATAAACAAATGACACCAAACTTCATACCACATACTAAATTTCATCGAGCGTCATGGTACAATGAACCGGGACAGTGTGATTGGTATTGGTATGCTCCAAGAAAGTCATGGAAGTTAAACCGAGATAAGAATTTTTATGATAGTCTGGATCCGCAGCTTGTTGATATAGTTAAAATGCTTCATGCACGCGGAATGCTTACCACTCCAAGTTGTACAGGTCATGTCAGAGATGAATCTTATTATTCAGATATATGGAATTCATTGAAACAGCAAGAATCCAGAATACAAAAGAATGGCATTCAGCTTGTTAATCCAGAAAACAATCACGATGTGCAATACAAAGACTCAGCATATAAACTTCCATGGTCACAACAGAAGTTTGTTAGTACTGGAATGAAACATGGACCAATTGGTTGTTTAGGAGTACATCCAGGTAAACACAGAAATCAATTGCCAGATCGAGTCCCAGGATTCATCACAAAACAGGATGGCGCATTTACTATATATTTAACTAAATCTGATTCAGCTGACGAAATTGCAGAAAAATGGAATCAGTTTAAAATGAAACTGTCATGATAAGTTTACGGAACATATTGTTAGAAGTTAAAACCTCAGATTTTATACAGAAACTAAAAAAGTGGGAAAACAGCATAATGAAAGGCTGGGATCCTAAACAAAAGAAATGGTTTCCTCATGACAGTTTAGAAGGCGGCACTCCTACTATTGCATATGGCCATAAGCTAAAAACAAATTCAGAATATGCAGCTGGGATATCAGATGACGATGCTACCGAACTGTTGTTAGCTGATATTGATAAAGCAATCAACAAGATTAAAACAAAATTGGAAATTTCTAACTTTGATTCATTTCCGTTGTCGATTCGACAAGCTCTGGTAAATGCAGCATATCGTGGAGAATTGAAATCTGGACACAAAACGGTTGAGTATATCAGAACCGGGCAGTGGAACAAGGTCGCAGATGAATATTTGGACAATCAAGAGTATAGAACCGGCGACCAAGGTGTCAAAACAAGAATGGATTGGAATGCGGCTCAATTCAGAGACTATGCAAATAAAATAGCTCAGACTGCATTGAAGAATGACGACATCATGATATTGCCTGCAATCACAGAACCAACTCAAGAAGTTACTATCAAGGTGAACAAGCAAGTGCTACCAATCAAGCTGATTGTGTTGAAAATATATGATGCCGCCGGCAGGGAAGTTAAAATGCATCGATGGTTGGATGTAAAACAAGGCATATTGCAATTTAAATCACCAAATGAACCAGGAACATACATTTTACGTTTAAATAACTCGGCATCTACACGATTACAAGTAAAGTAAATTTTGGATAGTATTATTTATTTATATATAATATAGATATGAATAGTAATAGTACTTATTTAGATAGAATTATTAAAACAGCTTTAACTGTGTTTACTAGTTCTGAGTTAGATCCATTGGATGCCTTCCCTGAAAATTGGCCGTTGGATCGATGCAATTTGTTTCTAGACAATCTGTTAGAATATTGCGCACACCCAGATCGAGAAATGTGGGAACAAGCAGCAATTATACGAGATGTCAAAGAAGAAATCAACAAAACGTGGTAAATACGAAGTGTTTGTGCTCAATGATGATACTCATTCGTTTGGCGAAGTAATCAGTGCGTTAATGGAGGTTTGCGGTCAAAACAGATTTCAAGCCGAACAATGTGCTGTGATTACACATAATACGGGCCAATGCTCCGTGTTTATCGACAAACATGACATTAGTATGGAGATTTACGAAGACCTTGTAAAAACCGGGTTAAACTGCAAAATACAAAAACAGTAATGCGAATACTATATTACAATATCCGTACGGCCTTTGCCCATGCTAGATATCATCGCTATCTGAGAAAAATGACATATTACAGAGAACGTAAAGACTTAGTAAAATTTAAACAAGCTGTGCATCAGGCAGAAGATGCTTGGCGCAAAGTAGTATATTTCACACAAAAATTAAAATAAACAAGTTATGGGTAAAAAAGCAGCACATACCGGAATGTCTCCGAAAGATATTTCTGTGAATGCAATGGATAAATTTATTTCCAGAAATGATCGTAAGCGAGAAATCGAATTTCAACGATTAGGACGTTACAAACATGAGTCTCAGGCAATTGACCTGTGGCCGATGCAAGATCAAATTGATTATTATGAAAAGAATGCAGACCGACTTCGCTTTCAAAGAACTTATCCTAGCTATTCAGTGTGGAGACAAGCAGTTCTAGACAAGTCCGGAGTGTATCCTTCTACATTCATAACATTCACTGCACCACACCGTGAAATGATGCGAAACATGTATGCCGCACAAACATCGATAGCAGAAGCAGTTGATCGTTTAAGAACCTTGGGAGTGTACTAATATGGATATGGCAGAAAAAGAAAAGAAGTACAAGTATGTGTACGGACGGGGACGCAGTGCTCTTAATATAGGAGAGTCTGAAATACGTTATGCAATGGAGAATACCAAGTCCAATGCAGAAGCAGCCCGGTTCATGAAAGTGTCTTTTACTACTTATAAAAAGTATGCCAAAATGTATACGGATCCAGCAACAGGAAAGACTCTGTATGATATGCATACCAACCAAGAAGGATATGGAATCACAAAAAATGTCTCTAGAGCTAAAGCTGGAAAGTATTCTATAGAAAAGATACTGTCAGGCGAGCATCCAAATTATCCAACATGGAAACTCAGAAATCGATTGTTAGCATTAGGCATATTAACAGAAGAATGTAGTAGTTGCGGATATGCAGAACGCAGAATAACAGATGACACTGTGCCTTTGCTACTGGATCATGTTGACGGAGACACAACCAATCACCGCATAGAAAACATACAGCTGTTGTGTTTAAATTGTTACTATCAACAAACCGGCAATCCTTACAACCAAAACAAAGAGCAGTATTGGAACTATAATCTGCTAGACTGATATATTTATTAATATATGAAACTACGAGATATACTTTAATATATGAAACTACGAGATATACTTTAATATATGAAACTACGAGATATACTACTAGAACAATCAAATAAATTTGATGCAAAGGCAGTAGCAGATAAAATCTACAATGCCAAAGGCTATGTTTACGATAATGAACAAGAAGCCATTAACGCCGTGAAGTCGATAAAAGATATAAATCAATTGGAACAGGTTGAAGACAAGTTTATAGAACTATCAGAAGGTCGTACCATATCCGAATATCTTATAAGCTTCTTAGATAATTTTAAACAAAATTTCACAGTATTAAACCATTTATATTCAATATCAAAAAACAATCGTATTGCATTAGAATCTCTGGTATATCCATATGCAGCAGAGTTAATATATGAATATAAAAGAGATATAGCCCGGGTTGGATCTGATATTCAAAAGAAACAAGGACAAACTAATACGGTTGGTTTGAAAGATGCCGGACTTTTATTCGACTGGTTTAAACCGTATTTAGGTGAAGCTAACTTTAAAAAGTGGGTTCCGATAGTTCAAGATCCGCAGTATATTGATAATCCATTTAATGCGTATCAAGCTGAAGAACAATTTAAATATGGAAAAACTAAAGCAGTATCATCTAGTACAATTTTAGTTGGTCAATTAATTGTTGGAATAATTGCAACGGTTGCATCGGGCGGGTTAGCAGCACCAGCAGTAGTCGGATGGCTTGCATTAGGAACTGCTACTGGAATGGGGCTATACGATGCAGCACAAGAATATAATCTAGGAAACAAGCAGACAGCTGGAATCATGGCAGCAATCGAAGTATTGCCATTAGTATCAAAAATACCTGGAGTTAAACAAGCAGTTAGAACGGTTGGTAAAAGTTTGGCCACGAAGTTAGCTGCAGGTTCGAAATATCTTACTAGCCAAGAACGATTTTTAGCAAATCAGCTAGCAAAATATGAAGAAGCAATCCAAGCTGAGTTAAAAGAATTAGAAAAAACTGTTAAAAATCAAGGCGATTTGCCTTCATCGATGGAGGTGCCTTCATCAGTTAAGACTGGTAAGGAGGATATCCCGTTGCAAAAAATCTATGGTACTGGATCTGGCGTAAAAATAGGAACATACGGCAAGACGGCAGTTGGTAACCCTCAAGCTGTATTCGGGATAATAAATGATTCTGGCCTAAGCAAATATATCGGATATTATGCTGTAAAAGACGGAGCAGAGACAATATATAAATTAACTACGAAAATGGAATGGGAAGGAGAAGGATTTAAACGAGTATTAACTGCGATTTCTAAAATTCTTCCCGATCACATTTTATTTGAAAAAACGAGTATATCTACAGATGCAATTAAATGGTGGCACAGTCAGATAAAAAATGGATATAAACCAACAAGCAAAACATTTGAAGTGCCATTAAATAACGCCGGCGTAAAGTTAAAAGTAACTAAACCAACCAATTTTGCAGATGCGTTACTTAGTAAAGAAGAAGCTGAGTTAGCAATCGAAACAATTGAGAAACAGGACTGGTTTAAACGGATTCCTGGTGCTAAATTAACTATCGGCCCGCAGGAGACATCTGTGCGCTCGGCTTATCCTGTTTTTAAAATTGAGGTTACATTGCCAGAATTACAGTCGACTACTAAATCATTAAATAACTTAGGCATAGCACGTTCAATGATAGCACCAGCCGTTGCTGACAAATTAAATTCAAAAGAATAATTTTATGATATCATTGAAACCACTCATACTAGAAGGTCGTTATGATGCAATGGTTACTCAACTATCTAAACGACTGCTACAAGTAGTAAAAGATAGTTACGCGGCAGTTTCAGATCCACAAGGCGAATTTGCAGGAGAAAAAATATATTTCACTGCACAGGAAACAGTGCCTCCTATAGATGATGATAGTAGGTTTAGACACATATATTTTGAAGAAGTAGAAAATGAAACTATTCCATTAGAATTTTATCTGCAACTCAAAGTGCAGTGGATTCAAGATTATGATGATTTCCGTAAAGGTGGTGATGCATACAACGAAGTAACTCGTAACGGCGAAGAAGTTCCATTAATCGAATTACGGTTTGAACTAGACCCAGCAGAATATCCTAAGATACTAAGCCACGTGGCCATGGAGATGCGAGACACACTTCGTCATGAAATAGAACATTTAACACAGAGCGGATGGAATACTAAAGGCAACAAGTTTATGCCATCTGATTTAGCAACCAGAAAAAAGATACAATACGGTCAGTTACCAGCATTCAAATACTTCACGCTTCCAAAAGAAGTAGATGCAAACATTCAAGGTTTATATTTTCAAGCCAAGAAACAAAGAACACCATTTAAAACTGTAGCAAATGATTATTTAGATTTATTTGTTCCGGATGTAATAACACCACAAGAAAAAGAAATGATATTGGATGTTTGGCGAGCAAGACTACCAGCATTATCAATAAGACAGGAACTATAATAAAGGAACACCAAGATGCCATACACTTATAAAAAACAAGACAACAAGTATTGTGTATACAAAAAGGACTCTGGAGAAAAGGTTGGATGTACCGATGGTACCAAGACAGCATTAAAGAAATATTTAGCAGCATTGCATATCAATGAAAAAATTAAGGGAGCTGATGGAAAGGCTTGTTGGGATGGATATCGATATGCAGGAACGGAGAATGGCAAAGATAAATGCGTAAAGGTGAAAACAAAAAAAGAAGCTAAACTACCAAAAACCGGGTTTTCACGTAAAGAAGACATGATTATGTACGAAGAAGGCGAAATGTGTGACAAATGTGCAGCTGACCTATTAAGAGACATACAAGAAGGCATGTACGCCGACACAATAACAGAAGCAGAATACAGAGGACGCAAAGTTAAATTGAACAAGCCGATGCGTGGTGATGTTAAAAAGTTCAAAGTGTATGTGAAAGATCCTAAAACAGGAAATATTAAAAAGGTAAACTTTGGACATGGAGGTACCAGTGCCAAAAAAGCCGGACAGAAAACTATGCGTATTCGAAAAAATAATCCTAAAGCTCGTAAGTCATTCAGAGCACGTCATAACTGTGATAACCCAGGACCAAAGACCAAAGCCAGATATTGGTCGTGCCGCAAATGGTAGGATATTTGAATTAATTTTCTTATATTCATATCATGAAACAAATACAAGTTACCCAGCAAGAAATTTATGATGCAATGCGACCCAACGTGGAACGCAACAAGAAAAAGTATACCCGTAAGAAAAAACATAAAAAATCTGAAAATAATTTGGATTCGTAACTTATTATTCTTATATTATATATGTAATAAAAAATTAATGAGTTATGAAAGAAGTAATTGGATTACCAAAATTAGTAAACGGAGTTTACACTGTAACAGATGCAACAACTGCAGAAGATATCACGCATATGTTTCGTGATGACATGATTAAATTAGCAGTAGAAAACAGTCAAATTTTAAAATTTAATCCGGAAACGGGTCGCGGAAAACGAGTAGACAATGACTCAGTGGCAAATGACCTAATCACAGAAACAAGACAATCAACAGTTGATATGACAGATCCAGTATTGCAATTTATTAATAATGCAGCAAGCATTAAGCCAGACACATTGGAGATGTCTGACATCAAATGGAAGTATTTAATTAGATCGGTAGTTCGAGGAAAGAACATCATGATGTGTGGTCCCGCAGGCTGCGGTAAGACAATGGCAGCGCAAGCATTGCCAGAAGCAACCGATAGACCATTCTTTTATTTTAACCTTGGAGCTACGCAAGATCCTAGATCCACTCTGATTGGTAACACTCATTTCAAAGATGGAGCAACGGTGTTTGACAAATCATCATTTGTTAAGGCAATTGAAACTGAGAATGCTGTGATATTGCTTGATGAGTTATCCAGAGCACATCCAGAAGCATGGAACATCTTGATGACAGTGCTAGATGAAAAACAGCGTTACCTGAGATTAGATGAAGATGTTGATTCTCCGGTAATCCAAGTAGCATCTGGTGTATCATTCATAGCAACTGCCAATATCGGTACCGAGTACACATCCACCAGAACATTGGACCGTGCCTTGATGGATCGTTTCGAAATTATTGAAGTAGATATTCTGAACAAAGAACGTGAAGCTGCACTATTGGCCAAGAAGTTCCCGAAGTTAGGATCTGAACAAATTGCCTCGGTTGCAGATATTGCTGGCATCTCCCGACATGAATGGAGAGAAGAAGAAGGCAAACTAAGCACAATGATGTCTACCAGGATGTCGGTACGAGTGTGTGAATTGCTTGAAGATGGTTTCACACTAGAAGAAGCCGCACAGGTAGCAATCTTTCCTTTCTTTGATGCAAACGGAGGAGTAGACTCAGAAAGAACATTCATCAAGCAAGTAGTTCAAAAGCATTTGGCTACTGCCGAGCAAGACATATTCAACACGCAAGGTGTCGACAAGGAATTGTCTCTATAACAATTTTTCATAGCTCAGGAAGAAGTTGGCAGGTGAAATAAACTGCCTTCTTTTTCTATATCTGGTTGGATATTAACAAAATTATTCTTATATTATATATGTAAATTAGAAGTTATGAAAAAAATTGAAATTAATGAAATGCAAGGTAGTCGAAGCAGCTTCTGGATGGATAGAACCATGTTTGGAGATTGGAAAGTGGGTAGTAGTATTGACTACACTAAACTGGCTTCCACACAGAGAGCTATAGGTAACTTTGTTAACATTGTTACTGGCAAACAAATTCCAGTAGTATTTAAATCTTCAGACGCAAGTTACACTGATGGAGAACGAATTGTAATTGGTACGGATATGTCAGCTAAATCATTTGATTCGACGGTTGGTTTAGCATTGCATGAAGGTTCGCATATCGCACATACAGATTTCCAACTACTTAAGAAGTTCAGTGCCGAAGTATCAATGCAAGGCTTAGATCCGGATATGAAATTTGGCGATCATGAATATTCTATAATCAAAGATTTATTGAATTGGATAGAAGATCGCCGTATTGATA